GAGGAAAATCCAGGATCTGACCTTAAAGCACCAAGCAAGAAGGTTGGAAATCCCAGGAGGGCATCCTTCTGCGCTAGAATGAAAGGTATGCGTAAGAGACAAAAACCCTCCAACAATACAGGCGATGATCGTCTGTCTAAGTCCCTTAGAGCGTGGAACTGCTGATATGAAATCATTCAAACAGTTTTTATCGGAAAGTGTCACTATTAATGGAGATTTCAATGGAACTCTCAACATTGGCGATTCTCATCAGGAACAGACTAAAGAAGAAAATAGTTTCTATGCTGATCTTGTTTGGGAAGGAAAACTATATAGAATGCAGTTTATGACAAATGAAGATACTCTTCCAACTCCTGCAAACTTAGCAAATCAACTGCAAAGTGAGTATCCAGGAGGAATAGTTCATAATGTTTATCCGATTACAGAAAAAAATAGAAACTATAGAGTCAAATCTATAAAGAGGTATCAACCAGAAGCATTGACTTGGAAAACTGAACTTTAAGGTAGATCATGGCAAAAGATTTTTTATGGGGTGAAGAGTTTAAACTTGATGTTGCTCGCGGTAAAGCTAGAGGAGCATCAGTAGTTAATATCTTTGGAAACAATGATTCTCAAACAAATACTTTCAGAGCAGTTTGGGAAAACTCTGATAGTGATGATTATGTGTTTCCACCTTCCCCTCTACAGATGGATGTGAATAGTAATGCCGCAGATGCTGGTGTTTCTATTAAGATTATTGGATTGACTACTGATTATGCAGAAGCAGAAGAAGTTGTGACACTTGATGCTACTGGAATTTCAACGACATCTACACCATTTCTTCGCATTAATACAGTAGTAACAATTGCAGGAAATGCAGCAAATGATATTACGGTAGGTCAAGGGTCTACAACATATGCTCAGATTGATGCTGGTAGAGGTAGAAATCAAGCAGCAATTTATACAGTCCCAGATAGATGTGAATTCTATCTTTACAGGATTGATGCATTTACTGCAGATGGTTCTCAACAAAAGGCAGGTAAGTTTAGAAACTTTGTAAGTCTACCTAATGGTGTTGACTTGAGAGTGGCAGAGGTATCATTCTTCAATAATATGAATATTCAAAGAAGACTTCCTTTTAAATATTCATCAAGAACTGATATTGCTTTCCAAATGGCAACATTTAGTGGAACTCATCCATGTGCAGTATTTGGTGAAGGTATCTTAGTAAAAGAACTTATGTGAGTGATTTATGAGTGAAGTATATCTAGGCAATCCTAATCTAAAAAAAGCAAATACTCCTATTGAGTTTACCGAAGACCAGATTGCAGAATTTATTAAATGCAAAAATGATCCTGTCTATTTTGCACATAATCACATTAAGATTGTCTCCCTTGATGAAGGTCTGACACAGTTTCATCCTTACGATTTTCAAGAGAAGTTAATATGTAACTTCCACAAAAATAGATTTAATATATGCAAAATGCCTCGTCAGACTGGAAAGTCTACAACTGTTGTATCATACCTTCTACATTATCTCATTTTTAATGATAGCGTCAATATTGGCATTCTTGCAAACAAAGCAGCAACTGCTAGAGAACTTTTAGGGAGGTTAGCTACTGCATATGAAAACTTGCCGAAATGGATGCAACAGGGTATTATTGCATGGAACCGTGGTAACATTGAGTTAGAAAATGGCAGTAAGATATTGGCAGCTTCTACGTCTGCAAGTGCTGTCCGAGGTATGTCGTTTAACATCCTCTTTCTAGACGAGTTCGCGTTCGTCCCAAATCACATTGCTGACTCGTTCTTTGCATCTGTTTATCCTACTATTACGTCTGGTAAATCAACCAAAGTAATCATTGTCTCAACGCCACATGGTATGAATCATTTCTACCGTATGTGGCACGATGCGGAAAGAGAGAAGAACGAATACATACCAACAGAAGTTCATTGGTCTGAGGTTCCTGGTAGAGACACTGCTTGGAAAGCACAAACTATTGCCAATACTTCAGAACAGCAGTTTAAAGTTGAGTTTGAATGTGAGTTCTTAGGATCTGTTGATACTCTTATTGCACCATCAAAGTTAAAATCTCTAGTATATTCAGACCCAATAAAAAGAAATGTTGGATTAGATATTTACGAACCTTCTAAAGAAAACCATGATTATGTCATTACAGTAGATGTTGCCAGAGGAGTTAGTGAAGACTATTCGGCATTTATTGTTGCAGACATAACAGAGTTTCCCCATAGAGTAGTTGCAAAGTATAGGAATAATGAGATTAAACCTATGCTATTTCCAAATATCATATATGAAGTGGCAAAAAGTTATAATGGAGCATATATTTTATGCGAAGTAAATGATATTGGAGATCAAGTAGCATCATTGCTACATTATGATCTAGAATATCAAAATGTTTTGATGTGCTCTATGAGAGGAAGAGCAGGTCAGATCGTTGGGCAAGGATTTTCAGGCAAAAAAACTCAGTTAGGAGTTAAGATGTCCAAGACTGTTAAAAAAGTCGGTGCTCTTAACTTAAAAACTATGATTGAAGAAGATAAACTAATCTTCAATGATTATGAGATTATATCTGAGTTGACAACCTTTATTTCAAAAAACAACTCATTTGAAGCGGAAGATGGGTGTAATGATGACCTTGCTATGTGTTTGGTAATATATGCTTGGTTAGTTGCCCAAGATTATTTTAAAGAACTTACAGATCAAGATATTAGAAAAAGACTATATGAAGAACAAAAAAATCAAATAGAACAAGATATGTCTCCATTTGGATTTATTGTAGATGGGTTAGATGATAATCAATCTTTTGTAGATGAATCTGGAGACAGATGGTTTACCGATGAATATGGTGATATGTCTTATATGTGGGAGTACATGTAATGGATTTAGATGATCAGTTTCAAACAGAACATTTATATCTCACAGAAAGAAAATGTAGAAGTTGTGGTGAAACTAAAGACCTTATCGATGGTTTTTACAAGATGAGAAAAAACAAATATAATCTATCATCATATTCATATGAGTGCAAAGAATGCTCAATAAAGAGAGTTATATCTAACAGAATGACCAATAAAGTCTTTGATAAATGGGAATATCCCGACTGGTAGTTGTTCATGCATGGTTTTCGCACATGAAAGTATCATTTTTAATAAATATTTTCAGATAAACTGAAATACGGAGAACTTAAAAATGGCAACTCCTCAATTGTCTCCTGGCGTTTTAGTCAGGGAAGTTGACTTAACTGTAGGAAGAGCTGATAATGTACTTGACAATATTGGGGCAATTGCTGGTCCCTTCGTAAAAGGTCCAGTTAATGAACCGATTGATATTACTACAGAGCAAGAACTTATTGATGCATTTGGCAAACCAAATAGCACAGATGCTCAATATGAATATTGGATGTCTGCATCATCATATCTATCATACGGTGGGGTTCTGAAAGTAGTCAGAACTGGAGATGATAATTTTAAGAACGCTTCTGCTATTAGAGATTCTGAAGGGGTTTCTATCGCTTCTACTAGTAATCTTAATATCTTAAACTACGACAACTACGAAGAGTATTGGGCAGACGATATTGCCGATTACATCTTCGCTGCAAAGAACCCAGGTTCATGGGCGAATGATCTAAAAGTTTGTATTGTTGATGACAAAGCAGACCAAACTCTTACCGTTGCAGGTTCTGTTAGCAATATTGCAGTAGGTTTAGCAGTAACTACAGCACTAACAAATATTCCATCAGCAGGTATTGGAACAACCTCACTATTCAATGGATACTTAAAAGGTATCGTTACTGGAATTGGTGCTAGCACAATTGATGTTAAAATCGCATCAATCGTTAACTCTGTTGGGGATGAAACACCAGTTCAATACAAAGAAAGAAGCCAACTAAGATCTTTTAGACCTGGAAATAGTCTTAAGTTTATTAGTACTGGTGGCGGAGAAGTCTCGGCTGCATCTACTACACTTGGAGTTTCTGAAGAAAGTGTGCTTGATTGGTATGACCAACAAAAGATTGAACTAGAAAATGCTATTATTTTCTGGAAATCTATTGCACCAAAACCAGTAACAAGTGCTTACGTTTCCGAAAGAAGTGGTAGAAATGATGCAATTCACATTGCAGTTATTGATGATACTGGATCTGTAACTGGAATTCAAGGAAATCTACTAGAAAAGCATTTATTCCTTTCAAAAGCAACTGATGCAGTTTCTGCAGAAAATGCTCCACTAAGAATCTGGTGGAAAGAATATCTTGCTAAGTATTCTGATTATATCTATGCTGGCGATAACCCTTCCGATAATCTAAATGCAAATGAGGAGGTGTATGCTACTGGATTTGGAACTGCTACTACACCAGTAACAGATTCCGATGGTATATGGAACGAACCAGCACAGAGCAAGGTCTTTAGTGCTATTGGTAACGTAACATACACACTAGTTGGGGGTAAAGACTATAACAACAAAGAAAATACTACAGAAACTGGTTCACTACAAGCAGATTTAGGAAGTCTTTTTACTTCGTACAGTCTCTTTGAGAATAAAGATGAAATCGAAGTTGACTATCTAATCATGGGTCCTGGAATGGACAACAAGTTTGCTTCTCAAGCAAAAGCAAATCATTTAATCTCCATTGTAAATGGAAGAAAAGATTGTATTGCTGTTGTTGGACCACATAGAACTGATCTTGTTGGAGTAACAAATAAATCAAAACAAACTGATAATCTTATTGAGTACTTTGCTCCTCTAGAGTCTTCATCATATGCTATTTTTGATAGTGGATATAAGTACACTTATGATAGATTTAATAACAAGTTCCGTTACATTCCTTGTAACGCTGACGTTGCAGGTTTATGCGTAAGAACTTCAATCTTTGCTTATCCATGGTTCTCACCAGCAGGTCAGCAAAGAGGTATATTAAATAATGCTATTAAACTAGCATATAATCCATCAAAGCCCCAAAGAGATAAGTTATATCCATCCAGAATTAACTCTATTATTAATAAGCCTGGTCTTGGCATCTTACTCTTCGGTGATAAAACTGCTTTAGATTACGCATCTGCATTTGATAGAATCAACGTTCGTAGATTGTTCTTGACCGTTGAGCAAGCACTCGCTAGAACTGCAGAAGCACAACTATTTGAACTAAATGATGAGATTACAAGAGCGAACTTTGTAAATATTGTTGAACCATATCTCAGAGATATTAAAGCTAAGAGAGGACTTTATGGATTTTTAGTTGTATGTGATGAATCAAATAACACACCCGATGTTATCGATAATAATGAGTTTAGAGCAGACATTTTCATGAAACCTGCTAAATCCATTAACTATGTTACTCTCACATTCGTAGCAACTAGAACAGGTGTTGCGTTTGAAGAAGTTGTTGGTACTGTTTGATCATTTTTACCATAAAAACTAAGGAGGCACTAAGAAAATGGCATCACTAAAATCTCTATCGCAGTTTAAAAGTAAACTGATTGGAGGTGGAGCAAGACCAAACCTATTTGAAGTTCAGTTACCATCCGTTCCTGCTGGAATAGATCTAGGTATTCAGAGAGATGGAACTGGAATATATGATTCTGAGAACTTTACATTTTTATGTAAAGCAGCTGCTCTTCCAGCATCAACAATGAATCCTATTGAGGTTCCTTTTAGAGGTCGCACTATGAAAGTTGCTGGAGATAGAACATATGATGTATGGACAATTACTGTCATCAATGATGAGGCATTTGATCACAGAAGAGTATTTGAATCCTGGATGCAGAATATCAACCAATACTCTGATCATAGTGGACTAACAAATCCAGCTGATTATATGACAGATGCTACTGTTCTTCAACTAGGCAGAGGAAAAGTAAACAGAGAAACTGGAACTGGTAGTGATGGAAATGCAAATATCCTTGCACAATATAAGTTCAAGGATATTTTCCCAACTAACATTTCTGCTATTGATCTTAGTTATGAAACCAGCGACACCATTGAAGAGTTTACTGTAGATTTCCAAGTTCAGTTCTGGTATCCAGAAAAAGCAGGAACTAACACTGCTCAGGGATAATAAATAGAAACAGTAAATAGAATCTAGGTTAATAATGTCGAGATTATTTGGTTTCTCTATTGAGGAAGATAAAAATAACATCTCAAAGAACATAGTCTCCCCCGTTCCTCAAAACAATGAGGACGGGGTTGACCACTATCTTACGAGTGGATTTTTTGGTACTACAATAGATATTGAAGGTGTTTATAAGACTGAACATGATTTAGTCAAAAGATATCGTGAGATGTCGCTTCATCCAGAAGTTGATAGTGCTATCGAGGATATTGTAAATGAAGCTATTGTATCTGACACTTATGATACCCCAGTAGAGATAGAACTGTCAAATTTAAATGCTAGTGATGGATTAAAGAAAAAAATCCGAGAAGAGTTTAAAACAATACTAGAAATAATGGACTTTGCTAGAAAGTCTCATGAAATCTATAGAAACTGGTATGTTGATGGAAGGATTTATTATCACAAACTTATTGATGTAAAAAATCCTCAAGAGGGAATACAAGAGTTAAGGCACATTGATGCCTTAAAAATGAGATATGTAAGGACAAAGAAAAAGAAAAATAGATTAGATATTAACATCACAAATGGAAGATCTGACGATCCCATGAATTTGGATTTTCCAGTTATTGATGAGTATTTTGAGTATAGTCCAAAGACTAGTGGATTAAATACACAAAATAATCCAACTGGTTCTATCAAAATTGCAAAAGATTCTATTGCATATTGTAGTTCTGGACTAGTTGATAGGAACAAAAATACTGTCCTATCATATCTACATAAATCAATCAAAGCAGTAAATCAACTTCGCATGATTGAAGATTCTCTTGTAATCTATAGATTATCAAGAGCACCAGAACGTCGTATTTTTTATATTGATGTTGGAAATCTACCAAAGGTAAAAGCAGAGCAATATCTCCGTGACGTAATGATGCGTTACAGAAACAAGTTAGTTTATGACGGAAGCACAGGGGAAATCAAAGATGATAAAAAATACATGTCAATGCTTGAAGATTTTTGGTTGCCTCGCAGAGAAGGCGGAAGGGGAACAGAAATCACAACTCTGCCAGGCGGCCAAAACCTTGGAGAAATCACTGATATTGAATACTTTAAGAAAAAACTATACAGAGCACTCAATGTTCCACCCTCAAGAATGGATGGAGAAGGTGGGTTTAACCTGGGTAGATCTTCTGAAATCTTAAGAGATGAACTTAAGTTTACTAAGTTTGTTGGTCGTTTAAGAAAAAGATTCTCAAATCTATTCAATGATATTTTGAGAACTCAACTTATTTTGAAAAATATTGTGACTCCCGAAGATTGGGAAAAGATGTCAGAACATATTCAATATGATTTCTTATATGACAATCACTTCTCAGAACTTAAGGATGCTGAGTTGATGACTGAGAGATTAAATCTTGCAGTGACTGCAGAACCTTATATTGGCAAATATTTTTCTCAAGATTACGTCAGAAGAAAAATCTTAAGACAGACTGATGAAGAAATCGTTGAACAAGATAAGTTAATCAAAAAAGAAATCAAAGATGGTGTTGTTCCTGATCCAAATGCACCAATAGATCCAGAAACTGGTATGCCTTTAGATGACACTATGAGTGGTGAAATGGGCGCAGTTCCTTTAGATCCAGGTATTAATGAAAAACCAGTAGAAACTCCCAAAGGAGGAGAAATATAAATAATATTATTGCAAATATAACATTAATCTATGGATGACTTAATCGACATGATCATTGCTGATAAATCTGCTTCTAGTGTCAGTGACAAAATCAAAGACGTTTTGTACTCAAAAGCGTCTGAAAGGGTGGATTCTTTAAAACCATCAGTATCAACTTCTATTTTTGGTGATGAAGAATATGAAGATGGCACTGAACAAGAATAAATATCTTAAAAAATAACTACGATGACACAAAGAACAAGACTGATTGCAGGAGAAACTGGATTAACAACATCCAGCTCTGATGTAAATACACTTTCAAATGCTACTTGCATTCGAGTATGGAACGGTCATACAGATATTGCAACTGTAAGCATTGGTAAAAGTACAGAATCTGGTTATTCAGGTATTACAACATTAACTATGGCATCTAAAACTGTTGAGTTTTTAGAAAAAGATGCACAAGATATTATTTGGTCAAATAATACTGCAGTATTGGCAGCAAAAGTAGCATTCACAAACTAATCCAATGAAACTAATCAGAGAAGAAATCGAAAAAGTTGAAGTTCTCAGAGAAGGAACTGGAAGAGAGGCAAAACTTTATATTAAAGGACCATTCCTACAAGCAGAATGTGTAAATCGTAATGGGCGTATGTATCCTATGCCCATTATGGAGAAAGAGGTAAAGCGTTATAACGAACAATATGTTCAAAAAGGACGTGCTCTTGGAGAGCTTGGTCATCCTGATGGTCCCACAGTAAACCTTGATAGAGTTTCACATAAAATTGTAGAGCTTTATAAAGTAGGTAATAACTTTGAAGGTAAGGCACAAATCCTTTCCACACCTATGGGTAAGATTGCAGAATCCTTACTCAAAGATGGTGTAACTCTTGGTGTTTCTTCTCGTGGTATTGGTTCTTTAGTTACTACTAAAGAAGGATATAAACAAGTTGGTGAAGATTTTATGTTGGCAACTGCTGCTGATATTGTTGCCGATCCATCTGCACCTGACGCTTTTGTTCAGGGAATTATGGAAGGAAAAGAATGGGTTTGGGATGGCGGTGTTCTTCGTGAAAAACTTGCCGAACAAACAAAACGCAGAATCAATACTCTTGTTGATCAAAAAAGATTAGAAGAGCATAAGATTGATCTCTTTAACAACTTTTTAAATTCACTATAGTATATATGTGTAAATCATTAAAATATAAATAAATATAGATTTAATACAGTTTAACGTAAATCGGAGAGTTTTAAATGTCTAGTGGAGAAAACTTACAAGAAATGGAAGTAGGCACTGCTCAATCCAAGACTGCTGTTAATTCTGGTGCTAAATCAGCAGATCCAATGCCTTCAGCAGGAAGCAATGCATCTGGTGTTTCAACTCCAGGTCAAACTGGTAGTTGGGTAGATTTAGGCGGTCCTACTCCAGAAAACTATAAGTCTGATGACGATTCAGCTAAGTTCAAAGAACCTTCACTTAAGACAGTGAATGATGTGGTAAACAGAGGTGCTAAACCTGCTGAACCAATGCAAAAACTTACTGGAGCAGTTAAGGAAGAAGAAGAGATTGACGATGAAGTAATCTCTGAAGATGATGAAGTCGAAACCGAAGAGGATCAAGATTTTGTATCCGAAGAGGAAGTAGAGGAAGAAGAAGAGATTACTGAAGAAGAGTATGACATCGAAGAAGATGTTAATGCTATTCTCGAAACTGACGAAGTAGAACTCTCCGAAGAGTTTAAAGAAAAAGCAAAACTAGTATTTGAATCTGCACTCAAGACTAAAGTTGGAGAAATCCAAGAAGCTCTTGAGATCAGATACGAAGAAAGACTCGCTGAAGAAGTTGCTGAAATCAAAGAAGCACTTCAAGAGCGTGTTGATTCTTATCTAGAGTATGTTGCTGATGAGTGGATTGCTGAAAATCAACTCTCAGTAGAGCAAGGTCTGAAAGAAGAACTCTCCGAGTCCTTTATGTCAGGTCTACGTGATCTTTTTGAAGCACATTATGTACACATCCCTGAAGATAAATATGATGTTCTAGATAGTATGACAGAAAAACTTGATGAAATGGAGACAAAACTCAACGAGCAGATTGAGAAGAATGTTTCCCTTAACAAGCGTCTCGCAGAGTCGGTTGCTGATGGAATCTTCGATGATATTGCAGAGGGTCTAGCATTCTCGCAAAAAGAAAAGCTCGCTTCACTTGCAGAAAGTGTTGAGTTTGGAAGTGAGACAGAATATCGTGAAAAGTTGGTAGCATTAAAGGAATCATATTTCCCAACAAAAAATGCTAACCCCAAGGTGGTTTCTGAGAACCTAAGCGAAGAAGTAGAAACTCCAGAAGCTTATAGCAAAGAGATGGATGCTTACCTAGCAATGGTAAACAGAATCGCTAAAAACTGAAGTCAACATTAAAACAAACACACTTTTAGAGGTACACGTAAATGTTCCATTCAGAGCATCTGCAGGAAAAGTGGGCACCCCTTCTAAATGCTGGTGATCCTATTAAGGATCACCACAGAAGAGCAGTAACCGCAGTCCTGCTAGAGAACCAAGAAAAATTCCTAAGAGAGCAACAATCTTTCAACCAATCAGGATCATTCCTAACCGAATCACCAACTAACTCAGCTGGTACAGGTGGTTATACTGGAGCTTCCGCTGAAGGCGGTCCAGTTGCAGGTTTTGATCCAGTTCTGATTTCCCTAATCAGACGCTCCATGCCTAACTTGGTCGCATACGACCTCGCAGGCGTACAACCAATGAGCGGTCCTACTGGACTAATCTTCGCAATGCGTTCACGCTACACTGATCAGAACGGTCAGGAAGCACTATTTGACGAAGCAGATACTCGCTTCTCTGGTCAGAACGCTGCAGGTAGCCTTGCACAAACAGGTTATACCAGCCCAACAGGCGATGTTGGTATCGGTACTACCGCAGGAGCATCTGCTAACACTAACCCTGGTCTTCTAAACGCTTCTGGCGAATATAACGTTTCTGGTGGCATGAACACTGGAGATGCAGAAGGTCTAGGTTATGGCGATAACTCTGGTTTCAACGAGATGGCCTTCTCAATCGAGAAGATCACTGTTGCTGCAAAATCCAGAGCACTCAAAGCTGAGTATTCACTAGAACTAGCTCAAGACCTCAAGGCAATCCACGGTCTAAATGCTGAAGCAGAACTCGCTAATATTCTTTCTAGCGAGATCCTTGCTGAAATCAACCGTGAGGTTATCCGTAGCATCTACATCACTGCAGAAGCTGGTGCTCAGCAGAACGTTGCTACCGCAGGTTCATTCGACCTCGATGTTGACTCCAACGGTCGCTGGTCAGTTGAGAAGTTCAAAGGTCTACTCTTCCAAATCGAGCGCGATGCTAACCAGATCGCAACTAGAACTCGTAGAGGAAAGGGCAACATTATCCTCTGCTCTGCAGACGTTGCTTCCGCTCTAACCATGGCAGGTGTACTCGATTATACTCCTGCACTAAATGCAAACCTAAGCGTAGATGAGACTGGCAATACATTTGCTGGAACTCTAATGGGCAAGTATCGCGTATACATTGACCCATATGCTGCAAACCTAACCAACCGTGCTGGCGCTGCTGGTAACGTTGGTGGTAACCAGTACTACGTTGTTGGTTATAAGGGTTCTTCACCTTATGACGCAGGTCTCTTCTACTGCCCATATGTACCTCTCCAGATGGTACGTGCAGTTGGCGAGAACAGCTTCCAGCCTAAGATCGGCTTCAAGACCCGTTACGGTCTAGTTGCTAACCCATTCGCTGAAGGTGGACTTGCATCAGGCACATCAACAGCTCTTGGTCGCCTTGCAGCAGATACCAACCGCTACTACAGAAGAGTTCTTGTTAAGAACCTCATGTGATCTATTAGGTTCACATTTTCTCAAGGACCCCTCTTGGAGGGGTCTTTTTTTTATCTAAATAAATAAAAAGGTTATAGAAATGCCTGAAAGTTACAGAAAGTTTGAATATGAAACTGTAGAGAATAGAAACCTTTTATCTTCTGTAAAGTTTAGATTTATATTAAACAGAGCGCCAAAAGTTTCTTTTCTTTCAAACTCAGTTAATATTCCTGGCATGACATTAGGAGTTGCTGAGCAACCAACATATCTAAACGATATTCCTCATCCTGGAGATAAGATTCAGTTTGAAGATTTTAATCTAAAATTTTTGGTTGATGAGGATTTGACAAACTACTTAGAACTCCAACATTGGATAAGGGGACTTGGATTTCCAGAAAACTTAAAAGAAATATACGATCTGCAAGATGATGATGATAACTATGTCAGTATGAAATGGGGAGCAGCAATGAATGTATATTCAGATGGCACATTATTAGTGAAGACAAGTAATGAACGTAATAACTATAATATAATATTTAAAGGAATGTTTCCTTATCGATTAGGAGAGTTAAACTTTGACGCTACAAACACCGATGAAGATTACTTCACAACAGATGTTAGTTTTAAATATATGATGTATAATATAACAGACTCAAAAGGAGAAATCTTAAGACCTAAGTATGATTAATATTCAAACCCTTCAAGGAATGTGGGAAAAAGATTCTAAAATAGACATTGATAATCTACATCACGAATCTTTAAAAATTCCATTATTACATGCAAAATATTTTGATCTGTATAATGATCTAGTTTTACTTAGAAAGCAAGCAGAGCAGCAGAAAAAAAATATAAGACATGATAGATATCAATATTATTCAGGTAGAGCAGATCCAGAAGTATATGTTGAAAATCCTTTCCCCAAAAAGGTTAGGGACAAAAGTGATATGGAACGATACCTAGATGCTGATGAAAAGTTATCAAAGATTATTTTAAAAATAGATTATTATGAAGTAATGCTTAAATATATTGAAGATATTTTAAAGCAGATTCATAATAGGTCATATCAAATCAAAAACTCAATCGATTATATGGCATTTCAATCTGGGTTAGGATAAGCAGATAAATAGATATAACAAAGATGATTTTTTTGTTATATGTGTGATGTAAAAATTTATAAAAAGAATGAGGTTTACATTAAACTAGAATGTGAACCTCATATTTTGTATGAGATGCAAGAATATTTTACGTTTGAAGTTCCTGGTGCAAAGTTTATGCCTCAGATGAGGAATAAGCACTGGGATGGAATGGTTCGTCTTCTTTCAGTTTATACTGGAGAAATATATGTTGGTCTTTTGGACAAACTTATTTCAAAATTAAAGTTACATAACTATACTTATGAGTTTGTAGAAAATACGTATTATGGTCTTCCATTTGAGTATAATGAAGAGATTTCAATGGAAGGTGTAAAAGATTACATGACATCTATTTGCTCTTTTTCTCCAAGGAGTTATCAAGTTGAGGGAGTATATAGTGCATTAAGGTATAATCGAAAACTATTGATAAGCCCCACTGCCAGTGGCAAATCTTTGATGATTTATTCTGTTGTAAGATATTATGTGGATAAAGGT